CTACATCGGAACCCTGACGGTTACCTTGCGGGGGCGCTGGCCGTTGCCCTGAACGAGCACGGTGATGATGCAGGTGTCGCCCGAGGGCTGAACCGAAAGCAGCTGGCCACCCGTCTGCTCGACGACCTGCTGCGCGGCAGCGCTGCAATCGCCCGAGACGCGCACCACGAGAGTGCGGGAGTCGTCCGGTGAGGGCGCCGATACAGCCAGCCCTGCGGCCAAGGCTACGACGCTCAGAGGAGAGGCCATGTGCAATGCTTCCAACGTGGTTCCAACTTGGCCCGACTATGTACTCACGTGACCTGAATGGCAAATGAATGCACTGTAATGACGGAGGTTTAGAACAATTCTTGACTGTATTTCTCTAACGATATTCACGGCCGAAAGATGAGGCGGCAGAAGCTCTTGATGCCGCTGCCGGCCTCTTTCTCGAAACACCGTTTCAGCGGATCGCCGTATTCGCCGTCAGCCGTCCGTAGATAGCCAAAAGTCCGCCAATCGCACCGGAAATATTGACGAGAGAATCGGCGATCTGGCTCTGATCGCCCGCCTCGATATCGATTCCCGCCACATGCAGAACCGACGCGCCGATCGCGATCAGCGCACCCCAGATCGTCTTTGAATGATACCAGTTCTTCAAATCGCCCATGACCATTCCTTCCGTTGAAAATCACATCGTCATCGTTGCCACCGCCGGAAGCCCCAGCGGTATGCGCTGGCCCATCTGCCGCACGCGGATCGTCAGCTCGGCCTGCGGACTTCCAAAATCGGCAAGTTCACCGGCCAACGGATAGGTCCAGGCCGCGGCAGAGACCTCGACCAGTCGCTTGACCTCTGGCCCGCTCATCACCTCGACCCGGTAGCGCTCGAAGGGTTCGTCGAGGGGAATATCCGCAGCCATCCAATTATCGGCGTCGACACGCCCGCGCCGGATCCAGGAGAAGCACGCAGCACCCGCCGCGTCTCTCGACGCGCGCAGATGAACGGGAAAAAGCGGCGTCTCCGCCCTCATCCCGCCCTCGAAGACAAAGGGGCCTATCTTTCCTGATACCCCCGACGCCTCGACGATCCAATTCAGCCGCAGCCCCATCTCGTCGCCGCCGAGTCCGAGCGGCACCACCGCCTCGTTGAGCGCGACAATGGAAGCACCCGCCTCCGCTCCGGTGACCATCGCATCCTCGGACCCCGCTAGCCCTCTCAGCAAGCCGCTCAACCGCCAGCGCCCGGCCGCAATCTCCTCGGCCTGCTGAAAAGCCATAACCTCCCAGCTGCCATTGCCCGAAAGCACCGCAAGCATGTTCGCCCCGTTCAGCACGGCGATCGCCGATGCCGACGACAGCTCCCCGAACGGCAGCTCCAGCTCCACTTTTACCGACCAGTCGAAACGCCCCGGCACCCCGGCCGATAGCGGCGCCGCAAGCACCCCGATCCGCGCCGGCCGCTCGATCAGCGCCCGCCCACGATAGCCTTCCCCGGTCACCGACGATGACAGCCCGGCCGTCTTCCAGGGACGCGCGAAGACCGCGGCCCTTGCAAAACTTTCCGCCTCGCCCGCCGCGAACCGCGGCAAATCCATCAGCTGAACCACCGGATCGAACAGGCTCGATGGCTGGCCGCTGCCGTTCCTGCCGCCGGCCTCCTCAGCCGGTGCCGCGCCCACCGATGGCGCAAACTCGCGCGCCTCGACCTCCCTCGTGCCCCCGTCTTCGATCGACGCGATCAGGAACCGCCCCGGCGGCCCATCGGTGATCGTCACCACATCACCCGGCTGAAACTGCAGCGCCCCAGGCGGCAGCGCAAAGTGCACCGACCGTCTGCCGATCCGGTTCTCGCGCAGCAGCGCCTCGGCGGCATTCAGCGCCGTTTCCTCGGCGAGCACCGCGGGAAGATCGCTTTTCAGCACGCGGCTCGTCGCCGATTGCGCCCGGTGCGAACGCACCCCCGCCTGCTCGTAAGCGGCATCGGGATTGTAGAAGGTGATGACAGCCTCGGCAGCATGATCGCTGTCATGTCCGCGGGTTTCCTGCCACAGCGGGCGATCCTCGATATCGGCAAGCACGGCGATATCAGTGGGAGGCAGGCTCGCCCGAGCTCTCGAGCGAAACCGCAGCAAACCGCCATCCTCGAAGGCGTCGATCTGGAAGGCTTCCAGCAGCGGCTCGATCAGGCTGCGCGCCGAGGTCATGTCGCCCTGCACATAGCCGGTCAGGTCACCGGACACTTCCGAGACATCGAAATCATGGAAGCCATGATCGCGAAACACCGCGGCCATCACATCCGCCAGGCTCCCCGCCCCCAGCCTGCCATTGAGCCAATGACCGCTGCGCCAGTTTGCGCCATCGCTCCAGATATCCGTTTCCAGTGGAAAGGCCGGATAGGGCCGTGCATCCCACGACCACAGGAAAATATGGGCGGGATCGACCATGTCGGCCGCAGCGCCGGGACGGCTCCACCAGGCATGATGGGCCTCCAGAAAACGCCGCTGCATGGCATCGGAGCGCGCCCGGCTGGAGAAATAGGGCGCCGCACTCTCGGCCGATTTCGGATCGGCAAAGACATTCGGCTGATTGCCGCCCTTGTCGATCGCGGCACAACCGAGCTCGGTGAACCAGACAGGCTTCATCCCCGCCTGCCAGCCGGTCGGCGCCGTCTTTTCAAGCCCGCCGGTGCGGTCGTAGTGCCGGTTCGCCCACCAGCCCTCTATATCCTTGTACCTGTAGACCCAGGGCTTGCCTGCGAGACGGTCGGCAATCGGCGTTCGCACCCGCGCCTTCCGGTCGGCATCACCGGCATAATACCAGTCGAACCCCTCGCCGCCTGCAATCGCCGCTATCAATCCGGCCTTGTCGTCCGCGGTCCGCATCCCGTCCGGGTTCGCAGCCGCCAGATCGCCGTCGCGCCAATCGGAAAGCGGCATGTAATTATCGATGCCGACAGCATCGATCGCGCTTGATGCCCAGAGTGGATCGAGATTGAAACAGACGTCACCACTGCCGTCATCCGGCCGGTAGCCCGAATATTCGCTCCAATCCGCGGCATAGGTCAGCTTCGCCTGCGGAAGCAGGGCTTTCACGTCGGCCGCCAGAGCCACCAGCGCATTGACGAACGGAAAGGCGCCGGTCTCGTCGCGCACCTGCGTCAGGCCGCACATCTCCGAGCCGATGATGAAACCCGAAACGCCACCCGCCGCCTTTGCGAGCTGCGCATAATGCAGGATGAACCGGCGGTAGCTTTCCTCGCCGCCGTTATAGATCACCCGCTGCCCAGAGATACCAAAATGTCCGGGCTGCGCTGCGCCTCTGAACGCCTCGATCTGCGCCCGCGCCGCCGCCGTCCGGTCCGCCGATCCCGGCTGGCCGATCGCCGGATGGCATGTTACCCGCCCGCGCCAGGGATAGGCCGCCTGGCCGTTGCCGCCATAGGGATCCGGCAACGCATTGCCGCCTTCGATATCCATCATCACGAACGGATAGAGATAGACCTCCAGCCCCCGCGCTTTGAGATCGGCGATCGCCGAGACGACGCTCAGATCATCCGGCGTCCCGCCATAGGCCGGCCCGCCGTCGCGGCGGCTGACCAGATGGGCCTGCGCCCGAGAGACGCCCGATACTGACCATTGACTGCTTTCGGCATTGCGCGCCTGCACTTCCACGCCCGGCACGATACGGCAATTGCCGGCCCGCAAGTCCGTTCCGAACCAGGAGACGACAAGCGCCACCCGCTTGAGGTTTGGGCAGGCCGCCGTCAGTTCGCTGATCGACACGTCCCAGTCGGTCAGCCCCTGCAGGCTGTTGCGGTTGAGCAGCCGGGCGCTTCCCGCACCGGTCTTTTCCGAGACCGCCACGGTCCGGTAACCATGCTCCGTCGCCCCCGGAATGATGCAGACCGCCTGGATCTGTTCCTCCAGTTCTCCGACCGCCCGCACCACCTCGAACTGCATCAGCGGGATGCGGTTGCCGTAGCTGTCGAGCGGCAATCGCTCGAACACGACATAGGCGAGCCCGCGATAGGCCGGTGCCATTCCCGTTCCTTGCTTGGCCTCGATCAGCGGATCGGGCAGCTGTTCCGCGTCACCGGAATAGAACCGCATCTCGATCGCCGTCAGGTCGAGTTCCTTGCCGTCAGCCCATATCCGCCTGACACAGGCAACCGGCCCCTCGCAGAGCCCGACCGCGAAATTGGCGAAGTAGCGGAACGTCTCGACCTTCGGCCCCGACGAGGACTTGCCCCCCGTCCGTTCGGTGGTCACCACTTCCTCGAAACGCGTCGCCCAGATCATCGTCCCGCCGATGCGCACCGCGCCATAGACGCGGTTGATCGACGTCCCCTCGTCGGCGCCCGGAATCCGTGCCGTCGAAAGCCGCGCACCACGTACCGTCTGGCCGCCGCCGATTAGCGCCCGGTCGAGCGCATTGCCCGCCAGCGCCCCCGCCGCTCGGCCGATGATCGCGCCCACGGGCCCGAAAACGCTGCCCAGCGCGGCACCCGCCGCCTGAAGAAGGAGAGTGGCCATGCAAACCTCGCAGCGAGTCGCCAGCGCCGCTTACACGGCACTTGATTTTTCCCGCAATGATTGTGTTAGATTGCTGCAGTCGTGAGCAGAAGCAGAAGCGCCGATACCAGCCGGCTCACTGGAGAGGACGGGCCTCTCCAGCCTCGGCAAGGGCCTTGCTCTCGATCAAGGAGGTGATGCTATGTGGTTCTTGCCACTCGGTATCACGCTTAGTGTGAGGAAAACCCGGACGGGCTGGTCAATAGCCATCCGGGTTCAATTCCACACATAAGCAAAGGGTGGGCGGAGTTACAGCTCCGCTCACCACTCCCAAAACATACATACATGCGCTTCAATTTTCAAGTTTCGCTGCAACCTCCGGAAACCGGAACACGGCCGTCACACGCCGCCGCCAGCTCGGCACCAATACCGACCGGATAACCTCCGCCTGTTCATAGGCATGGATAAAACTCTTCTCACCGGCAAAGATGCCGGCATGTTTGGCCGCTACATCCGGCCGCCAGCGAAACAGCATGAGATCGCCCGGCATCATCGCCTCCACCGGAACCGGCGCACCGAAATGCCGGAGCGCTGCATCGAGCAGCCGGTCCTCGCCACTCCGCTCGGCCCAGTCGCGCGCATAGGGCGGCGGCATCTCCGGCTCGACGCCGTAAAGCTCGCGCCAGATGCCGCGGATGAGGCCAAGGCAGTCGCAGCCGATGCCTTTGGCAGACGCCTGGTGCCTGTAGGGCGTGCCGATCCAGCTCTCGGAGGCCGAAAGCGCCCGTTGGTTGATTGCAGTCATTTGAAGAGCGCCCTCCCGTCATGGATGCTGCCGCCATCCGCATAGGTATAGGCAAAGTCGGCGCCTGGCATATGCGGGAAGCCGCGGAAATTCCGCTGGTTGGCGAACTTGGCCCGGCAGGTGCCGAACGCCTTGTCGCAACCCGCCGTCAACAGCACCCGGCACCCCGCGTCCGGCGCCCGCGCCACCGGCAGCCACAGCGTCACCTCGACCTCGGCTCCCGCCGCGCCATGCGCCTCGATATCCAGCCGTTCGCCGGCGTTTTCCCCGTCGAGAAACGCAATCGTCCCATAGCGAAAGAACCCATCCGGAAAGGCGCTCAGCCCCGATACGGAGATCCGTGTCGCATCGATGACCGCAGCCAGTACACCCTCGCGGCAGAACTGACTTTGCGTCACATCGATCCCGCATCTGGCATCGCCGAGCGCCGCATCGCAGCGGCGGCCATAGAGCCGTCCCTGCGGCTGGTTCAGCCGGTGCGCGAAACTGCGCAGCTCGGCGCGAAACTGCCCGCCGCTGCGCGTCACTTCGCCGATCTCCTGCACCTTCAGCAGCAGATGCTGATCCGGCATCGCCCAGTTGACCAGAAACACCTCGACGCGCGCGCCATCATAAAGCCCGCGCTGCAGGTCGACCTCACTGATCGCCGCATTCGAAAAACCGCCGGTCACCTCGCTCGTCGCCGCAGGCAAGCCTGTACTCTCCTCGGTACCACTTGCCGAAAAGCCGCTGGCCGCCAGAAACACCGTGCCTGCGAATGTCAGGTCGTGGTCATGCTCGGTAAAGCCCAGCACCACGCCATCGCTGCGCGTCACGCGCCAGGCATGGCAGACCGTCGTCGCGTCGCCATCAAGATGCGCTCTGAGTTCCGTGCCGATCGTCCTCATGGCAGGATCTCCGTCAGCGGAATGGCCGGGATCCGCCCGGCATTGAAGGCGGTCAGGTTCACGTCGATCCGCCCGGTCGCAAACCGCACCGGCACATCGAATTCGAAGCCCGCGGTCACCCGCGCCCCGGCTGCCGGAATGCTGCCCGGCAGAAAGGTCACGATCCCCGCCGCAACGTCGCAAAGGTAGGTGGTTCCTGCCATCACGACCCCATCGACTGCGAGCGCCACGCTGCCAGCCACCGGCTTGGCAATCCGCCGCGCATTGCTTGCCGCCGCATCGCCATAGGTCTTCACCAGCTGAAACGCCGCCTTCGCCCCGTCGCCGGTGCCCAGCATCTGGTCGAGCGCCGTTACCGGCTGGTCAGGCCTTCCGGATTTCCAGTCGAGCGGATCGCGGAACCGGAAGCCATAGAGTTCGCCGCTCCGCGCCTCGAAAAATTCCAGCACCTCGTAGAGATCGCCGGCCGAGCGAACGCCCGACCCGGCATCGTAGCTCCGCCGCGCATCGCGCCAGCGGCTGTTGCGGCTTTCGCGGCCGTTCGACAGATTGACGATATCGGTCCGCCGCACCGGCCCGCCGCTCGTCGAAAGCGACAGCCGCAACGGAAAGCGCACCTCATGAAACCCGCTCATCTCAGCCTCACAGATTGCGCTGGCCGCGCATCGCCGTGCGCGCCAGCATCGCCGAAATCTGCGCCTCGCTCTTCTGGAAGCTCTGCGCATCGGTGGCCGTCACATTGAAGACGATCTGCGTCCCGCCGCCGCCCGCTGCCGCCACGCCCAGCGCCCCATCCGGCCCGCGCCTCAGCGGCAGGATCGCCTCGCTGCCCGCCTCGCCCATCAGCCCGACATTGCCGCCGAGAGGGAAATAGCTCGGCGCCGAAACCACCCCGCCATCGGCGAAGGGCACGATCTTGCCAAGTCCACCCGCAAGCCCGGATACGGCGCCGCCGATCAGCCCCTCCAGCGGCTTCATTCCCGCCGAAAGCGCGATATCGGCCAGCCGTTTTCCTAGCCCGCGCAGGATATCGTCGAGCCCCTTGCCGCCGCTGACGGCGCTTCGGAGCGCACCGCTGAGCGCCGATCCGAAAGACCGCGACCGGCCCTCCAGATCCTCAAGCGCACGGCGCAGTTCATCGGCCTGCCCGGCCATCTGGCCAAGCCCGGTGTCGTCACCTTCCATCGATGTCTCCTGAAAACTGTGAAACTCAGCCCCGTTGCGGCATCGCCGAAAGCGCCAGCCGCAGGATCTCGCCCATCTGCACATGGCTGACGCCGCGGCCAGCCCGCAGCGCCGTCGCCGAGCGGTGCACGATGACGAGATCGAGCTCCGGCAGCACGATCAGATACTGCCCGCCCCAGCCGCTGGCGTAAAACATCGGCACATGCACCGCCATCGGATCGTCTTCGGCATCCGCCTCCGTCACCCACCAGAGCAATCCATACGCTCGCCCGGCGCCAACCTCCGAATGCGGCCGCGTGCTTTCCCGCACCCAGCTCTGCGGCACGAGCTGCTTTGCGCCCCACCGCCCATGCCGGAGATAGAGAAGCCCGACGCGCGCCAGATCCCGCGCCGACATCTGGATCTTGTAGACCGGATGCATGGACTCCGGCCCGTTCTGAAACCACCCGTCACCCGGCGCGCAGTCCTGCATGCGCAACGGCTTCACCAGGCGGGACGCAAGCGCCTCCAGCACATTCTCGCCCGTCGCCCGCTCGACGATCGTACCGAGAACGTTGAAATCCCAGTTGTTGTAGAACCAGTGCGTTCCAGGCGGATGGCTGCCCCTGTCGGGCCTGCCGTCCGCCGTGTCGTAGACCGACGGCAGGTAGACGCCCGAGCGTGCGCGCAGCAGATCCATGACCGTCGCCTTGCGCTCACTCGCCGTCAGCGGCGTCATGTCGTCAATATTGAAATCGGCAAGCGTCTGCTGCGGATCGATCCGCCCTTCGGCAATCAGCATGCCGTAGAGCACATTGACTAGGCTCTTGCGCACCGATGCCACGCTAGACTTGAAGGCGATGTCGCCCCAGCGATAGATGAGACGCCCGTCCCGGACGATCATGAATGCGCTGCTTTCGCCCGTTGCGAGTTCAGCGGACAGCATGGCCAGCCGATTGCTCGACCAGCCGAACATCTCCGCCGGCCGCTCGTCCCAATCCGTGAAGGGAAAGGTGATCGTTCCCTTGGCAAAGATACCGTCCGCCTGCCCCATCTCAGCTCCGAATCCGGTGACCTCGGGATCATAGCATGAGGCCGTCACCCCACCCCATCCGGAAACCGCGCCATCATTTCCGCCAGCCCGTCGCGCGAAAACCCCGCGGCCCGCGGCATCATTCCACCGGCCGCGGCGAAGAACTCGACAGGCGTCATCGCCCAGAAGGCATCGGGAGAAAGCCGCAGCAGGCAGAGACCGGTATGCAGCACGCGCGTCCAGGGAAATGGCCCGGCGCGTGCGGCGGTCCCGCCCGCTGCGGCTAGAGGGGGCGGAGGGAGGTGCCGCCCGCCTCTGTCTGTTGTTCTGCAAAAGTCGCGATCAGCAGCTCGCCGACGACAGCCGCAAAACCGGCAATGCCGCCATCGACGCTCGCCTCTGCAACGTCCTGATCGGAATAGAGATTGCCGCCGCCGCGAAGCCCGGCGCCAATGATGCGGATCATGTCCTCGGCCTTCAGCCGCCCGGCCGAAAATCGCTCGGCGAGCCCTGTGAGATCGTCGGCCGCGAAGGCCGTCTCCAGCTCCGCCAGCGCCCCAAGCGTCAGGCACAAAATCCGCCGCTCGCCATCGACGACCGCCTCGATCTCGCCGCGCCTACGGTTCGCTCTCGCCCCCGCCGCCCGCATCAGAGCGCTCCGAAGGTCAGTGCACCGGCCGATTCCAGCGCCAGCTCGAACAGGATCTCGCCATCATGCTGCCCGGAATATTCGAGCGCCGTCACCTGGAATGCCCCGGTCACGCCGCCGAAATCGGGCACGACGATCTGCCAGTTCAAGATCGACGCATTGAAAAACGCGCCCCGCACCAGCCCGTCGGACGCTGCATCCTTGAAGATGCCGGCGCCCGAAACCGAAGCCCGCTGCACGCCCGCCCCACCCAACAGCTCCCGCCACCGCCCGGCGCTCTCCGCATCAGTCACATCGACCGTCTCGGCATTGAACGCCAGCCGCTTCGACCGCAGCCCCGCCACCGTCTCGTAACCCGTCCCATTGTGGATCTTCAACAGCAGATCCTTGCCCTTCTGCGCCACCATGCCCTTGCCCTCCTGAAATCCGAAAGACCTGCTCAAACTGCTTGTCCGCGCGTCTGCGCGGCGAGAGACTCACGTCACACAGCAACCAAGCCCCCTCATCCGCCCTTCGGGCACCTTCTCTCCGCGGGGAGAAGGGAAGTACCGCGACGCCGAGCCATGAAAGGAAGTCAAGCTCGCGGTTTCCCCTTCTCCCCTGGGGGAGAAGGTGCCCGTAGGGCGGATGAGGGGGCCACAATCGAAACGCTCTCGATCGTCAGACTCCAACCTTTCCTCACCCCCACCAAACCTGCTAAACCCCACCCCTATTTCCAGCCCCAAAGCCTTTCAGCACCAATGCCAACATTCCCCCTCCGCTCGGCGCAGACGATCGCCGTCCTCGCGATCACCCAGCTCATCGGCTGGGGCACCACATTCGACATGCTCGGCGTCATGGGCCGCGTCATCGCGCCCGAGCTCGGCCTGCCGAATGAGATCATCTTTGCCGGCATCACGATCATGATGGTGGTCACCGCCTTCGCCAGCCCAAGTACCGGCCGCCTGCTGGCGCGCCATGGTGCCGCCAAAGTGCTCGCCGCCTCGTCCTTGATCTTCGCCACCGGCCTCGTCATGCTCTCGGCGGCGCACGACATCGTCCTCTATGCGCTCGCCTGGATCGTCATCGGCCTCGGCGGCGCGCTTGGCCTGTCGGCGCCCGCCTATACCGCCGTCGTCGAGCGCGAGGGGATGAACGGCAAGCGCGTCATCGCCATCCTCATGCTGTTCACCGGCCTGTCGGCGACCATTTTCTGGCCTCTGCTGACGTGGCTCAACGACGCCTTCGGCTGGCGCGCCGCCTTCCGGATTTCGGCCGCCCTCCACCTCTTCATCTGCCTGCCGCTGCATCTTTTCGCACTGCCGAAACCGGTCGCCACGCATACGCAGGGTACCGCTGCCGAAACGCCGCCTATCGCGCTGTCGAGCAAGCAGCGCCGCGCCGCCTTCCTGCTGCTGGCAGCCTCCACCACGCTCTGCACCTTCGTCAGCTTCGGCGTGGCGCCGTCGCTGATCGAAATCTTCCGCCAGTCCGGCGCCTCGCCCGCCTTTGCGCTGCAGCTCGGCTCGGCGCGCGGCGTCATCGGCATTTCGGCGCGCGGGCTAGACATGCTGCTCGGCAAGCGCGGCAATCCGATCCTGACCTCGATCGTCGGCATCAGCCTGATGCTCGCAAGCTTCGCGATGCTGCTCGCGTTCGCCTCGACCCCTGTCCTCGTCACCTTCATCCTGATGTACGGCTTCGGCTCCGGCATCCTCGCCGTAGCACGCGCGCTGCTGCCGCTGTCCTTCTTCTCGGCCAAAGAATACGGGTTGCAGGCGGCCCGTCTGTCGATGCCGCAAAACCTCGCCAATGCCGCAGCACCCGTCATCTTCACCGCCACGCTCGACCGCTCCGGCACCGGCCTGACGCTCATCATCTGCGCCGTGCTTGCGGCCATCGCGCTCGCCCTGGTCTTGATGCTCGCCGCCATGGTCAGGCAGGCGGCGCGTCAACCGGTTCCGTCACTGCCCTGAAGCGCATCTCGGCCATGTGCATGCGCGTCTTCGCCTCGCGCCGCGACCGCGTCAAAAGGTGCTGCAGCCCGACAAGGTGATGCCCCTGCAGCGTCAGCGCCGCATCGTCGAGCAACCTCAATACCATCGACGCGATCTCACCCGCCGCCTTGCGGCCGCCCTCCTCGCAGCAGATGTCGAGCGAGAACCGATGCTCCTCGCCCGCCTCGCCCTCGAGAATGCTGCCGCTCGTCATCTCGCCGATCACGATGCAGGGCAGCCGCTTGCCGCTCACCAGCCTGTCGCGGATACCATCCGCCCCGATCAAATCGCGAAGCCCGGCATCGCCGGTTAGCCGCGCATGGATCGCCGTCAGCAGTTCATTTGTCGCGCTCATCGCCAGTCTCCTTCGGCCGCTTGCCGCCATCCCGCGCCAGTTTCGCCAGAAAGACCGCGAGATCGGTGATCGTCTGCACAACCGCCGTCATCGCCCGTCCTCCTCGCAGAGGCATACGAGATAGCGCCCGCCCTCATCGGGATCACGCAGACTCCGGATCGCGAAGATGCGCTCGCCCTTGCGCAGCCGCATGCCAGCAGCAAGACCGGTGCGAAACCTGAGCCAGATCCTGTGCGTCACCGTCACGATCTCCGCACCCGCCCGCTCCTCGCGGATCTCGCCCAGCGGCTCGATGCAGGCCCAGACCAAGCAGACCGGTTCAAACGAAACCGCCGCCCCGCCCTGCCCGTCCGCCGTCTCGACCGGCCGCTCCAGCTGCAAGCGCGCCGTCATCTGCCCGGGATCGAACATCACCGCCCGCATCAGAGCCGCCTCATCAGAAAGGGCGCGATCAGCCGGTCGTATCCATCGGGAATATCCGCCGGCTGATCGGCCACCGCGATAGCGCCGCGGAACGCAAACATCTGCGCCACGTGCATCACCATCGCCCGCTTCAGGGTATCCGGCACATCCGCCGCCGTTTCGCCGAAGCCCGCCGAAAAATCGATCTCGATGCCATTGATCGCCCGCCCGGCCACCGCAGTGCGCCCGAGGATCAGCCGCGCCGGCCGCGTGCTGCGATCCAGAACATGCCCATCCAGCGGCAGCGAGACTTCCTCGCCACCGGCATCATAAAGCGTCACGCTTTCAATCGCTTGCACCGGCCCCCTGGCAATCTGAATCACCCCGTCTTCAGGAACTGAATCAAGATAAAGCCGCCAGCCCTGCCCCATCAGACAAAGCCCCGTCACCCGCTCCAGATGCTTACGGGCAACGCGGATCAGCGACATCAGCAACCCATCCTCCTCATCCCCGTCCAGCCGCAAATGCGCCTTCACCTCGCCAAGCGCCAGCGCCTCCGCCAGTGGCGGAGTGATCAATGCATAGGTCATTGGAAATCCTTGTTTGAAAGATGGGGTGAGACGAGGTCGCCACCCTCGCCTCCATAAAATAATGAAAGCGAGTGCCCGCAGCCCCCTCATCCGGCCCCTTCGGGCCACCTTCTCCCCGCTGGGGAGAAGGGAAGTCGGAGAGCGCGCCGCGAGTCCCCTTCTCCCCTCGGGGAGAAGGTGCCGGCAGGCGGATGAGGGGGCCACACCCGCCAAGAGAGCCAATCTATTCGCTACTCACTACCCCCCACTCACCCCATCAACTCACCCCAAACTTCACCAGCTTGATCGCCTCGAAGTTCTGCACCCCGCCACCCACGCGCTTGGTCGTGTAAAACAGCACATAGGGCTTCGCCGAATAGGGATCCCGCAGCACCCTGACCCCGGTGCGATCGACCACCAGATACCCCGCCCGGAAATCCCCGAAAGCGACCGCCATCGCACCGGCGGCGATATCCGGGATGTCCTCGGCCTCGGCCACCGGAAAGCCCATCAGCGTCGCTGCCTGCCCGGCCGTTGCCGGGGGCTGCCACATGTAGCGGCCGTCGGCATCCTTCAGCTTGCGCACCGTCGCTTGCGTCTTGCGGTTCATCACGAAATTGGCGTTCTGCCGGTAGCCGGCCTTCAGCGCATAGACGGCATCGACAAGCACATCCGAAGCACCGCTGGAGGCAAAGGCGCCCGCCGCCCCGGTCGGGATATAGCCGAGATTGCCCCAGCTCCAGCCGCTGTCGGCCACCGCCGCATAGGCGAGAAACCCCTTCGGCTTGTTCGTCCCGTCGCCGGAAACGAAGGCCGTGCCCTCCTGCTCGGCAAAGACAGTATCGACCTCGCCCGAGATCCAGGCCTCGATATCGACGGCGGCATCGTCGAGCAGCGCCTGGGTCGCCGCCGGCATGGCGTAGAGCTCCATGGTCGGGAAGGTCAGCTCGGCAAGCTGGGCATTGCCCGTCTGCGGCCGGGCCGCCGTTTCGGAAACCCAGCCCGAGGCCATGCCCGACGTCGAGAACGGCTTCTTCAGCACCGAGCCCGAGACTTGCCGCACCGTGGCCAGCGCCCGGATCGGCGACACCACCGAAAGCGTGCGGCCGATCTCGCTATCGGTCTCCGGCGGCACCAGATAGCCGCCATCCGCGCCCGTTCCCGATGACATCGCCTTCGCCTCGATCTCTCGCAGCCCCGCCTCGTCACCGCGGCGAATATAGTTTTCGAAGGCCGCCTTGTGCTCGGCCGTATCAGCCCCGCCGGCGCCGGTGCGCCCCAGCGGCGGCCGTGCCTTCTTCAGCACCAGCTGGTCGAGCAGCTTCTTCTGATCGTCCATGGCCCGGTTGATGCGGTCCATCTTGTCGCGGGTGACGACGTCGTCGGTGAACTTCGCCTCGATCTCGCCAAGGCGCCGGTCGTTGGTCTCCTTGAAGGCCTCGAAGGCCTCCATGAAGTCGTCGAAGGCAGCCGTCATCGTCTCCGGCACCGCCTTGATCTCCGGCGCCGTCTTCGCAGTCATGTCGCTCATATGTCGATCCTATCTGAAGGTTTCGGTCAGCATCGCCCTTGCCGCCCGGCGCATGGCGCGGACGAGCTCGGTCTCCTTGTCGCGGAACCACCGCGCATTCTTGATGTTCTGCACCCGCGCCGAAGGCAGCATCGGAAAGGTGACGATCGAGATCTCCCAGAGATCCGCCTCCAGTATCCGCCTGACACCGCTCTTGGCATCGGTGCGCGCCCGGACGGTCCTGAAGCCGATCGACAACCCGTCGAGCGCCCCGTTCCTGATCAGCTGCCGCACCTCGCCGGCCCGTGCCACGCCATCCGCCAGCACGCCCTCGACATAGAGCCCTCGGCTATCCTCACGGATCGTCTTCCACGCCCCGATCGGCTCGGAAGGGTCATGCTGGAAGAGCTTCCTGACACCCTCGGCCCCACGCTCCGAAAGCGACTTGCGAAACGCCCCGCGCTCAACCTGGTCCTTGCCGAGATCGACCTCGCCGAAGACGCTCGCATAACCCGAAAACGTCCCGTCGCGCTTGAGATGGCGCAGTTCCAGATTGGCAAACTTGCGCGTCTCCGCGCCCATGAGCGATGCGGTCATGGTTTGTGCTCCTGATTGTGGATGTGAAAGTGTTTGGGGGAGCGGGGGCGAATAGCGAATAGCGAATAGCGGCAGTGCGGCCCGCCACGGCCGGATCGCAAGCCCAAAAACTATTCGCTATTCGCTACTCACTATTCGCTCGGTATTGCCGCGCCACCCGCGCCAAAACCCCCAGCACCCACCAGGCGCAGAGGCTGGCCGCAGCCGAGCCGGACAGCATGACCTCGGAGGCCGAAAGACGATCGGCGATCCCCAGCCGCTCCACCAGCCAGATCCCCGTGGGACCACCGAAGATCAGCCCGCAGGAAAGCCCCGAAAAGAACCGGCTCGCCGCCTCCCGCCTGCTCTTCGGCAAAAGATAGATCAGCGACACCGCCGCCCCTGCCGATGCCCCCAGCGCCCGGCTGGCCCAGAGCCCGCCATCATTGGAAAAGTCAGCCATCGTCAAACTCCCTTTGAGGATGAGCACGCGGATGGCCCACAAAGGCTCACGGCCAATGCGGACCGGCGTCGCCGCCAATCGCGTTTCAACGAATCTTATGAATCGCTTGCACAGTCTTGCTGGCAGGCTGGATCAGCCGCTTCACACGCCGATTCAACGCATCCGTATCCGGCCGTTCAAAGGCTCCGGATCACATTGCGAAAGGTCAGCGACAACCGCCGCCCGCGAGGCCGCTTCGTGCCATCGACACTATCGGCGGCCCGTGCCGGTATCTCATGCGTCCAGTCATACCGCGCCGCGCCCTCCATCACGAGCAGCGACCCCGGCTCCAGCATCAGGCTGCAGCGCTCGCCGCCTGCGGCATGCCGGAACACCATCTCGCAAGCCGACAGCAGGCTGAGCGAAGCGATCCGGTCCGCGAAACACGGCACGCAATCGACATGCGCGCTGATCCCCTGCCCCGGAAGATATTCGTTGGCGATCACCTGATCCGGCAGACGTTCGAAATAACCCTCACCGGCAAGCCGCCGGCAGACACCAGAAAGCCAGTCCGGCAGCGGCCCGAGATAGGCATCGCCGGTCACAGCCCGGGCCCGATAGTCATAGCGGTAACCGAAATGCTGCACCCGCCGCTTCAGCGTCGTGTCCCAAGGACCGGCATCGAGCGCCGCGACAATCCGCGCGGCCTCTTCACCGCTGAAAAACTCGGGCAAATAGGTCGCGCCAACAGGCAATCGCGCTTGAACGATCAC